ACTGTAAGGTTATATGATGGTTGGAAGTATGGTAAGATTTGCTCTACAATCTGTAGGGCATCATCATTCAACTTGGTCATGATTGCTAGTTCAAATGACATATTATATGGAACTGGCATATATGCCTTTTTAATCTCAGCCTCATTGTCTGGATCTTTTACTATGAACTGCTGAACCGTAGAGACCTTTCTAGCCGGATCATAAGTAAGTCCAGTAAACTCAAATGACATTCTTGGTAATGTCATAGCAGTAGCTTTATTCAAGTCTGCTTGCTGTTCTAATCTCGCAAGAAATTTTTGAGTAGGACCATAAGACAAAGGAACCCTGGTGATGTTGACGACATCATCATCTGCATTGGTAGTTTTGATTGTCACTCCATTAAAAAGAGTACCAAAGGATATAATGGTTCTCCTCAAAATTTCGTTATAAAAATACTCAAACATTTTTTAGATTCCTTGTGAGTTTATTTAGGGTATCCCAAAGGGGTTTCGCTCAGAGAAGTCTAGAATAGAATCTGCTTGAATCTCGATATTGATATTATCTGTGAATCCATCGTCAACTGGATCAAGACTAATGACTCTTAGTTGATGTGATGCACCGGAAGAAGATCCAACGATTTTCTCCCCAACAGTCCAATCACCACTGACGGTGTAGACCTCTAACTCATTAGTAACAGAGTTCCAAGTCTTGACTCTTGCCGTGGTTCCACTAATGGATCCGGTGACAATTTCATTAAATGTGAATGAACCTGTAGAAGTAAGATCTGGATCTGAGATAGTGATAGTTGGTAGAGCAGTGTATCCAGTACCAGAGTTGCTGAAGTAGATCGCTGAGATGGTTCCTGCTGCGCTTACAATAGCAGTTGCAGCAGCAGAGACGGTAGATACCCCAGTAAACGTAATTATTGGGTTTACGGTGTATCCAGCACCCGCGTTTGTAATGGTAGCAAGACCAACAATTCCAGTGTTAATAACTGATGTTGCTGCTGCTCCGGCACCATTGTCATTAGTGGCAGCAAAGAATTTCACTGATGGTGGATTGGTGGTCGCATATCCAGCTCCTGGATCAATCAACAGAACCTCTTGAACTACACCAAGACTTGGATTTGCGATTGTATTAGAACAAGCAGCAATACCACTAAGAAGTCTTGCTGTAGCAATACCAATTCTTCCACCAGATGGTGCTGAAGAGATTGCTACTCTTGGTGGATTGAGATATGAACTTCCTCTATCTGAAATTACAAACCTCTGAATACCATGATCAAACAAGGAGATTGTTGCCTCTGCTGTAACACCAGTTCCAACCAGAGTGAGAGTCTGAGATGGTCCAATCAATGTTGGGATTCCATCTTCATTAACACCAGTTGCCTCATCTCCAAGGAGAACATCATCAATATTATCGACTCCAGTATCGATGAGTTCATCACCGAGACGGAAGAGTTCACATCTCAATTCATAAACATAATTCTTTTGTAGTTGATAAAATGGTCTCTCATGCTCAACATACTTAATCTCGAATAAACGATCTCCAAGAGGAAAATAAATTAAGTCCCCTTCTTTTGGTCTAGATGAGAGTTTGATGTTCTGCTCATTCTTGATCAGAGGTGAGATGTAAGTCTCATATCTTTCCTTTGAAATGATCAGAGTGATTTCATTCGTTGCTTGAATACCAAACCTTGATAGCAATGTTGGATTGTCCCCATATCCATCAAAACTCTCTACATACGCTTCAATGGGATATGCATCATCAAAAGTTGATTGTACAACCTCTCTGATTATAGAATTTTCTGTAATGTATTTTCTGGGCAGATAATGAACCTCAACCCCATACATCTTCAACTGTTCGTTGATTAGATCTTGGAGCAGATTCTGCTCTGTCCTAGCACCTTGTTGAAAGAACGGGTTAAGCATAATATCAACCGATCATATCTAAAGGTGGAAGTTCGTAAGTAGTAGACATCTGCTCTCGGATTACTTCCAAGTCTCTCTGTGCGTCATCATAAATTTGTCTACCATTTAACTCTACTCCACCAGGAAGTTTAACTCCTTGGAATTTGATTAAATTCTGACCCCACTGCCTCTTCATCAATCCAGTGGCATATCTTTTTAAGAATGAATCGTTAAAGACTCGATTGAAATCATTGGGATCAATCAGTCTATAACAATCAATGATAAAGTAATCATCTTTTTTGACATCACCCCAATCTACATCAAGGTAAAGTCTGTCTTGTCTTTGATTAAATCTAATTTGCTTTTCAGTATTCAGAGCAAAATCAAGATCTTCCAAATATCTCTTCGTCATCGCATATGTCAGAATTTCGGTAGATCCGAAATAATACATATCATTCAAGAACATTTGATACTTAATACTAAACATATTGTTAGTAGTAGTCTGAGATCCATCGTATCTAAAAATTTTATTGATACCGATAACTGCTGGTGGTATCTCTAAGAAATTACTATTCTCTTCGTATGAAAATGTGGTTGCTGTTCCTGCGATAGTAGTAGTCGCAGTGGTCGTGACAATGCCCACAGCATTATTATTAACACCTCTTGCCCTACCACGGTTTATATCATCCTCAGTAATCTTATACTTAAGATATGTCTGAATAACACCGTCAAAATGACGCTCATGAAAATACTGAAGAGCATCATCAATAATGTCCTCTACCTGTTCATCAGCGATGTTAATCTCTAAAACAGGAGCACCAAGTTGTCTCTTACAGTAATTAATTAAGTCTGCCCTACTTGACGGTTGTGCCATTTAACCACTATTCTCCTATACAATATTTAGGGGGCAGAAGATATTCCAGCAATGACTAAAACATTGCCGTTAGCAATACTATAAATTGTGCTACCAGAACTAACCAAAACATTATAAACATAACGTCCTTCTTTTAAATTTCTAGTGTCCGTTGAACCCAGAGAAATTTTGAATTTGCCATCATATGCACTGGTAAATCCAACAGTAAAACTTGTGGTGACTCCTAGAGTTGCCCCAACAGCAACACTCTTTGCCATCTGAGCAGATCCACTGTATCCAGTGAAATTGAAGGCAGCGTTAGAAGTATCAACTACATTGAAATTAGTAGTGAAATCCGCGCCAGTATGAATTGTTAAGTTAACACCCTTTGGTACACCAGCGTCTGGATCAAAGGTGATATTCTTACTCGCCATCTGATAGTCCTATGATCTGCATTGTTTCTTGTTGTTTATAATATAATTTACAAAAAGACTTAGCAATGTTTTTCAAAGTGTCTCTATCATCACAACTATCTATCTCAGATGCTACTTGCGTATATGCAAACATCTTTGCAAGATTTTTTAATTCAATAGTGTCAGGATCCATTGATTAACTCCTTTAGTAACGACTTGATTTCATTCAACTCACCTTTCATATTAGCAAGATCATCCTCAATTGTCTGCACTTTTTGAGTCTCTTTAGACTTTGATTTCCTCCTAGAGAGATATTGATTATATTCAAATTCATTCACATTTACGATGGAATTAGATTCGGGATCTCTGGCAAGATCCCCATGCCCTTCAATTGTATAGTTGATATCCATAATTAAGCAAGTGCAATAACTCTCAGGTTTCTTACTCTAGGTACATGAACCTGACTTGTAGATGTTAGAATAAGTTTAATTCTATAAGTTCTAAACTCAGGTAAATCATCAACTGTGAATGTGTATTCTTTAAAGTCTAGGTTTTGTGACTCAAAAGCATACCTATTTGATTTGGTCATGAATACATCAGACTCGCCATTATTGTTCTTGGCATCAATTACTTGACCTCTTTCATTCAAGTTTGAGTATCCAGGGAAAGGAACAAAGATTGGTTCTTTTCCTGGATTTGCATTGACCGCGTAGAACGCTCTAACATCTGCATTGGCAGTAGCATGTGCTTCAACGAGAATCTTGATTGAAGAAGCTGATTGTTCAAGAATAATTTCTTTAGAAATATACTGGCATGATGTAGGATCATTCTCAATCACATTGACTCTAGCATCAGTAGCATAATTTGTAATAATGCTATTTGCTCTGTTAGAAGTAAGAACTACACTTACTCTTTGACCATCAATTACTGGAGATACTCTTGTATCCGTAGTATTCATAAGAAGTCTCATATTCATTGACTTCTGTCCAGTTGTAGTTAAAAGTTTAGCATCTTCGTTAACTTTAGATGCAATCATTCTTGGTGAATCTAAGTAGTTTGCCTGATTAAGAGCAATTGATTCAAATCCAGTATCAAGGTATGGAAGTTCATTTCCACTCAAACTCTTGGAAGTTGTGGTTCTGAGTTCTGCGGTGAGAGAAGTTCCTTCGACAGTTACATTTTGTATAGATGGTGTAATAATCTCAAAAGGAATATTTTGTGTTGCCTTAACATTATATCCACCAGTGCTCTTTGTACTATTGAGGTATAGAGTTGGATGTCCAATGTCAGTGCTTCTACCCGTTCCAGTTACACTGCCAGTATCAATCTTAATATTGTAAGAGTCAAAACTAATTGGATTTGAAACGGTTGTGTCATTGAGATTGTGTGTTCTGTTAATTCTTTGAAGATTAACTCCACTCATCTCATACTTATAAACTGGAGTTCCAACTGGATATGTAATAGGATTAGATCCCCTTACAATGTTTCCACCAATGTTATTTCCACTAACATTATCATATTCAATAACTTCACCACCAATTAATAAGTATCCTTTATTAGTTGTCCCAACGCCAACATTTTCAAATGTAGAGAATACGGATGCACTATCAACAGAAATTGCTGTTGTCGCATCAGCACCATACGCAACACTCAACTTAGTTGGTCTTACATCAGGGAGGGCACCAGAAATTGATACTCTGTTGTCATCAAAATACATACCATGGTTTTTATGGTTGACCTTGATGTGCAGACCATCATTCACAACACTAATAGCAGAGACTTGTACATCTCCTCCTAAGGAGTAGTTAAGATCTGTGGTAATTCCAGAAGAATTAACAAACTGAATTGTCTTAGCAGATCCAACAACAAAATCGCCCTGAACATTATTAAGAATGAGTTCTTGAGTAACTCCAATTCCAGGAAGAGACAATCTCATATTTTGTCCAACGGAACTCAATCCAATCGTGCTGACCGTGAATACATCACCAACTTGATATCCAGATCCACCAGTTCCAACAGTTGCAGCAATTGCTACACCATTCTGAATGTAAACATCTGCTTTAGCACCTCTACCATTACCTGTAACTGTAACCAGATTAACACCATTAAATTGGAAGTTTCCACTTGCTGGGGTGTATCCCAAACCTGCGTTGATGATATTGAGTGTTCCTGTAGCAATACCAGCAGTGCCTGTAAGATCACCAGTGGCGTTGGTTCCAAGTTGAGAGAATGTGTTACCAACAACATAGGTGCTGTCACCGATAGTTGTCCCAAGTCCTACTCTAACTTCCCTAGATTTTACTTCCAAAGAGTTTGGTTGGAGAGTGGCAACTTGATTATTGCCAGGAGCCAATTCTGGACTATAGAATTCAACAGAACCACTATCAATAAAATCTGCTCTATACAGATTGAACTTAAGATCCTCCCACTGACTTGGTTCCCAAGTAGACGCATTCTGTGACTTAAACAGAGATCCAAGATATGGTTGATTGGAGATAAAGGTTTGAGTCAGAAGATCATTCTCTCCAACTCTGGATACATATACCGTGTATTTGGTAGAGTTAGAAGCAAGAGCAATCGCATACTCTTGATTTCCACCCTCTAAGTAAACTGGTGCTTTAAATACAAATGATGTTGCTACAGATCCATCAGATGAAATATTTACATCATTAGGGTCAAGAACAACTTCAGAGAAAGGTAAAATGTGTTGTGAAGGAAGTCCATCCTTCATAGATCTAATTTGGAAGACAACAGGAATATCCATGTCATCTTTTGTTCTGAAATAAACATCACATCTAGTCAAGAAGACTCCAGTCTCATCCTCTACAAGGAAGGATTGAGCCAGAGGATCGTACCAACCAATCTCAACTCTTTCGGATCTTCTACCAGTTACTTCACTACTAACAACTTCAGTTCCCAATGTGCGGTTAACATTTCTACTCTGGAACTGTTGTCTATTTTCAACACGAGCATTTCTAACAGAAATGATATTTTCCTGAACCGTCTCCAGAGTTCCAGTGGCACTAAATGCCTCCTCAGAAATTGTAGTACAGAGATTCTGATCATTGTCTTCATCATTAATGAGAACAAAGGTCTTTGTTCCAGTTTCAAATCTTGGATGATTAAGATTGTTTGGATTTGGAATAAAGAAACTGCCAGCGATATGAGCAGCAATATCAGATACTAATCTGACATTTGTGATGTTTGCTCTTGCACCACTAGTGGAACCTCTAAGGGTCATACCAGTCTC